GTGCTCCCGAGTACATGCCCCATCCACTTACCGGCTCATTGAGCCATCCGCCATGCTGATATCCGTACGGCCTCTGCTTCGCCGGTACGCGCATCCACTTGATAGCCTCTTCGCCGAGCGTCTTACCCAGCTTGGCAAACAGCGCATTCAGCTGCTTCTCCTGGGATTGCAAGCCAGCTACGAAATTGGCCCCAGTGGTATACGCGCCGCCATACGCTACAGAGGCAATTCCGCGTGAGGCGGCCAGCTGAGTATTCGCCAGATTGGTCTCCGCCGCAAATATACCGGCGCGGACCTTCGGATCAGCATGCTGTATAGCCTGCACATATGCAAAGGCGGCGTCGGCCCCGAGCGCAGTCAGCTGATTGACAACAGGAGCCGGGGCCTTCATTTGCTTCAGGGCACGGAGTACCCAGGCCATCCTCTGCGCGGCCGGGCCTCCGGTGCCTGGGTCCATGCCGGCGTACTGCTGTATAAGCGCCTGGGATGCTCCTGCGGACGCTAGCGCGCGGATACCTCGCGTGAAGGCGACAATGACCCTTGCCTGATTCTGCAGCCCGCTGAGCAAGCCAGCTCCCTGAGCGGCTCCACTTCCCTGAATGCCAATAAAGCCGAGGCCGGTACCTGCCTGTAGATGCGTAAGCTCTGTCTTCTGGAAACTGACGGCATTGGCGATATTTGTGTTCAGGGTAGCGATATGGGCCTGTAGATTCTGCAACTCCTTGATCTGCGCAATGACTAGCCGGGAACGTGCGTCAGCGACGGATGGGCTGAAGTAGTAGCGTAGGTCTTTCAGGAACAAAGCCTGATCACTTGCGAATCCGGCTGCGGTCGTCTTAGTCGTGATCCTGGCGAGAGCGGCGGCAAGGGTAGCGCCCGCGTTAGCCATCTTCGTTATTGCCGCAGCTGCAGCACGCGCAGCGGCAGCTGATATACGGGATGCCGCTGCAACAGTGGGATGCTGAATCACGAATATACGATCCTGCAAGTCCCTGATGCGAGCCCTGTCGACATTGATCTGAGCCTGAACCTGATTCCTGCCTAGCTGGCCTGCTGAACCGGCAGCGTAAGAGCCCATTCTAGCATTGAGTATTGCAATGCTAGCGTTTAGCCGTGCTATCTCGGCTTCGAGCGTGCCGACCGACGTGCCTGTAGCATACCCGCGTCCGACCGCGATGACCTGCTCGCCACCGGAGAAGCGGACCAGCTCTGGGCCGGCCTCGCCGACCCACGCCCAGCCGGTAGCCGCGCCACTTGTACCGCTAGCGTAGCCGTGCCCAGAGCCTAGGCCCATCCCGCCACGCATTAGCCCAGGACCGTAGGTAAACGCAGCATAGGCAATAGCCGCCGCTATGTTGGCCAGCGGATCATAGATGTTGAACGAGGTACCTGCAACGTGGAACCGGGCGAATGTCCCGCCGATAACCTGCATGAGACCCTTCGACGGATCGCCACGCTGAGCGTTGATGTCCGTCAAGTTGATAGCATTCGGGTCGCCTCCACTCTCAGTCTGCATCTGATATAGCACTTGCGGCAAGAGGGACGCGGGCATTCCCATCATGGACAGGGCTTGCGCGACTACTGGCGCCCACCTCTGAACTCCACCGCTTCCACCTCCAGCGACCTTGTGCCATAGCCCGCTAAAGAAGCCACCGATCGACGACCATACAGATTTCAGCGGCCCGGCAACATCAGATGCCAACCCGACAAAGAATGCCTTAACATCCTTGGCCCCGTGTGTAAGGGACTTTAGAAGTCCGCCCATGATATGCTTGCCTGCATCTAGCGCCCATTGCGGTGGCGACTTGATTCCGAGCGCGCCGAGTATCTTCGATGGCAATCCCTTGAACCAGCCAACAACATCATTCCAGACTTGCTTTACCCCATTCCAGAGCCCTGTAATGATATTCCGTCCTCGTGCGAAAATCCAGTTAAGGGCACCGCTGAAGAAATTGCTAACCCATCCCGGTACCTTACCGAACCAGCCGCTTACATCTCTCCAGACTGCCTCCAATCCATTCCAGAGCCCGGTGATGATATTACGCCCTGCATTAGTGATCCAGTTGATGGCATTCGCAAAGAAGTTAATTATGTCTTGCTTCCATCCGGAGAATAGCGCGAGAGCCCGCTTGATAAGCCGTATGATAGCGCCAATGGTATTGTTGTATATGACGTCCCAGTAATGCGCTACGTCGTGCCGGACTCCATCCCAGATATTTGCTATGTTGTGCCGTATCATCGTGAAGTAGTGCTCGATGTTATGGCCCATACGAATGAGAGCGCCGATGGTGGCTCCGTAGATATCATTCCAGGTTATCCTGACATCACGCAGTATGTCGTCGCCCCATTGCGCAAAGTCGTGACGTATCTCATCAAAGTGAGCGGCCGTATTGTGCCGTAGCTGATCAAGCTGGTGACCTACCAAGTCGAGTATCGAATGCCATATCCGGACTACCAAATCTTTCATCGCATTGAATACGCGAATTGGGATCATCTTGAGGTCATCCCAGGCCTTGCCCCATCGCCCATGGAATATGTCAATCAGGAAGTTTACGATGCCAGAGATCAGCGCCGCACCGATCTTCCAGGCAGTAACGGCAGCCTGAACCGGAACGGATAGGAATGTCCAAATCTGCGGCCAGTGAAACTCCACCCAATCGGCAAAGTCAGTAAGCCAGGCGAGGGCATCTACCATCGCTATAATGAACTGAGCGACGAAGTTTGCGAAATCTGCAAATGCCTTCGGATTCTTGGTTACTGCCCCTGCCATCCGTGAGACAGCCTGCGCAAATGAGTCAACAATGCCTGGTATATCAGGCGTGAGCGCCGTAAGTATCCCAACGAATGCATTGGCTACATCGGTGATAGACTTCTGAACCGTCGGATCGCCGAATGCCTTGAGAAATGCATCGGCAAATTTTTCCATGGGGCCGGCGATAATCCCGGTAGCCGCCTTGAACACCGGCGTAAGCTTGTCCATGACCTTGCCGATGAGGCCGAACACCCTCTGCAAAACCGGAATCATAGGCTCGCCGATGGTGGCGAGGTCGGCCTTGAAGTCCGTAACAAGATTCTGGAATCCTGTACGAACAGCTAGCTGTCCAGGTGTTACCTGTTCCGCGCGGACTTCCTTCAGCTTATCTTGTGCCGACGCAACAGAACCATGAGCACTAGCCACCGCCGCTTGTGCCGACGCCAATTGACTGGCGCTCGCGTGCCCGCCGTGTTGCAATCTGTTGAGGCGATCCTGAGAGCTAATTAGCGAAGCCTGCGCAGAAGCCAGCGCAGAAGCACTGGCCGTACCTGAATTTTGCAATGTATTGAGGCGATCCTGTGCAGACGTAACTCTTAGGTGAGCAGCAGCTAGCTGACCACTAGTTGCACCGCCCCCAGTCTGTAGTTGGTTAAGCCGGTCTTGCGCAGCTACAGCCCGTCCCTGGGCCGCCGCTAGCCTATCCTGGGCTGCGGCAAGTGCACCAGGCGCAACCCCCTTGCCGAGTCCGACCGCCCCCAGAATACCAAGGCCGGCCAGCCCAGTGCCGAGCCCGCCAACAATGAGACCGCTCAGAGACTGGGCCAGAAGAGGTACCGCTGCCGCGACTGCTGCCCCCATGGTAGCCTGTATCGGGAATGGCAAAGCAGCAAATATGCTTGTTATACCGGACAGCTGTTGACCTTGTAGAAGTTGTCTAAAGCCAAATGACGTTGATCGTGCTCCGCCACCGAGCCCCAACAGCTTGTCTAGAGGCCCGAGGACGCCGCCGCCGCCGCCGCCACCAGTGAGCGTCTTGAACCCAAGACGCTCGAATAGGCCACCGACTATACTGGAGATTTTCGTATCGACATCGAGCTTGACCTTTTCAGTGCGCGTCCGGGTAGCCGCCGCCGACTCGGCCTTGAATTTGGCCAGGGAAGAGGCGTCCATGTCCATCTTGACCTTAACATGCATATCCTCCATAGCAAGTTCAACTCCGCGGCGGAACGCCCGGCCATAGGCTAGCCCAATCTCATACCCCGAGCGCCGTACCGCAGGGTACGACCTAGCCGTCTGCTCCTCAATGATCTTGCCTATGTCTAGATTCTCGCGAATGCTACGCGTCAGCTCCCTGGCGATCTCTTTACCCAGGTCGGCTGCAGCCGGTACAAGCTGTCTACGCATCTCATAGTTGAATCCGCGTAGGTCAGGGACGACAGATACGGCGACACTACCGACATATATCTCACCTGGCATTCGCTATCGCCTCCCTCCTGTAAGCCGATCTAGCATAGCTTGCGCGTCCTCTTCCGAGAGGTCCCGTAGGCGCGGGTCTAGCCGCTGGGCGTCCGCCAGGCTTAGCGTCCTCGCGGGCCGTTCCGATAGCCCTGGACGGCGCATCGGAGCCGGGCGCGGTATCTTCCGCTCCGTGTGACTCTGTATATAGACCCAGGTCTGCTGCCGGACCTCATCGATGAGCGTAGCTAGCAAGCCCTCGACGCTACTCCAGCTTCCCATCGCTGGATCTTTTGCAGCGCCACGCCTGGCCATGGTATTATCAGGCATCTCGTTGCGTACCGCAGTGTGCACAGCGCTCTCCGGCGGAAGGTGGTGTACCAGGACAAGCAGCCTACGCCACGTCATCCCACTACCCTTTATGAATAGGTCCCTAAAGTCCAGTCCATAGTAGCGCTGGAAATCAGCTTCTATTTCCTCCGCGAAGTGCGTCGTGAGCCAGTACGCTTCTGAGATTTTCCCGAGTTCATCCGGGCAGCCTGGCTACACTTCCGGAAAATCTCCTCGATCTGGTAGTTGCGCAGGTCGGCCTTGAGCCAGGCGTCGTATTCCCTGGAATCCTCGATTACACCCTGCGCCCAGGTGTCCCAGTCGCCCATCGAGGCCGCCCGCATCGCGGATGACGGCCAGTCACCGGAATGCATGATGTGGAGAACGGTGCCACCGGCCTTGACGGTCGTTGCATGACCGACACGCTCGTCACGCAACTCCTCATCAATGGCGTCGAGATCAAGGTCGATCTCTTCGGCGTCTTCTTCCGGAAGGTCTGGCTCTTCATCGAGCGGGAACTGGCGAATCTCGCTGTTGGCGGTCACGTGAAGTACCCCGTCATGTCCTTGCCGTAGTTGATCCACCGCTTGGCGACGTACACCGAGCCGGAGACGTTGCCCGGATACATGGTCACCGTCATGTCCATGTTCTCGTTGTCACCCTGCTGCGGTTGATCGTTCCCGCGTGCGGTAACCTTACAGTTGGGGGCGTAGAGCCGCATCTGCTTGGTGCCGTCGAGGCTGTCCCAGATGAAGGCGTAGCGGTTGTCGGCGGGCGGGTCGGGGATTGTGTATGTCGCCATGTACGGCGCGGTGGTCGTCGCCTTCAGTGGAGAGGACGTGACCGGGAAAATTGGCACATCATCGAAGAGTGACCGGACGTACGGGTTGAGCCCTTCGAGGAAGGTCGCCTGCACGCTCTTGGTACCGCCGGTGAGGATCGTCCGGAGCGCGGTCAGCGTACCGGCCCCCTGGATGTCCTTTGTGGTCTCGTCGAGCTTGAAGATGTAACCGGACGTGTCGATCCACCCGCAGCAGTAGTAGCCGGTGAGAGTGGAGATGTCCTCGAAGCCGGTAACTGGGCCGGCCGTATTCTGGGCCGCGATCCAGATGATAACGTCGCCAGCCGCGTAGAGCAGGCTGTTGTCCTTCTGCTTGCCGGGACCGGCGACTAGCGGCTGAACATCGGTAGAGCCGGGACCGCCACTGTCTGCAAAGCCTGATTCGACCGTTTCGACATCCTTTGTTGATGCGGGCATTATGCCCCTCCCTTATGGGTGTAGTCTCACTAGGTAGGTCGAGTTGTAACGAGAAAGATCAGGATTCACCTCCGCTAGTCTTCTTGGTCCTGCGATGGTCTCTACGTGCTGTATCACCCCATTCTGAACTACATGTCCGGCGAGCGACAGCATCGCTGCCTGTATCTCTCTCGCGGCGATCGAAACGGCCATGGTGTTAGAACTATCTCCCCAAACGTCAATCTCAACAATGGGCTCATCAATCCAGATATGCCGGTTAGCGCCAGATGTTCTCTGAATCTTAGCTGTCATCTGCGTAATCTCGGTGGGCATCGAGGTCACGAACCTGATACTAGAAAATTGCGGCATGAGGTAGAACATGATAGCAGACTCAGTATCTGGAAACTCAGTAACTTGAGCAGCAACCATTACCAGCCCGCCTCCCTCGAAGCGCGAGTGAGCACGTAATATGGCTCACGGCCCGGATGACCATATTCTACCCAAATCGCATCACGGGCGTCATTGAACACTATCGCCTCGCAACGGTCATTGTGTATGCCGCCAAACCTATGCGAGCGTAGTCGCCAGTGCGAAATGTACTCTCCTGTCTCAACCGGCGACAGGGAGATCGCCCGCGTCATGATGCGCTCTGCTACCCGTACGACTAGGTGCATCATCCCTGGCGAGTTCAGGAACTCGCGCATACCCTGGTGATCAGGGTTGTAGCTAGCGCTCACGCAGCCCCCTTGACCAAAGTAGCGTCGATGCGGATAGGGGACGTATTACCTGAGAACGGAGATACCCATACGTCTGGCCGCCCGCGTACCTCGTAGCGCACCCCCGCGACGATGACGGCGTCAACGTAGTCGACCACGGTACCGTACGGGACGAACACTATAATGCCAGAGGTCAGCTGGTCCGCAAAGTTGAGATCCTCGCGGCTAGACGCTGGCTGTACAGAGCACGGGCCTACATCCTCTGACACAGATGTGTAGACATCATTGTTCCACTCGTCCCGGCTCGTAACAGTCCTGCGGACGATCGTCACAATAACCCCATCCGGAAACATCAGAACCTCACCGCAATCGTGCCTTGGCTCTTACGGTAGTCCGATAGCATACTCTGCATGCCGAAGTCAGTCAGGGTAGCGTAGAGGCCGCCACCAATCGCCCGGCGACGCATGCTATAGCTATACGCACCGATCGACTCACTCTGTACAGTCGCAGAAAGCGTCGG